GAACGAGTAACAGGTGATCCATTATCTACATCTGCTGAAACTGCATATTCAGTTTGTATCTTTGGAACGCTATTAACATGAGTTTGATTAGACGTACCAAAACGAGGTGTAAAATCTACATTTTGAAAATTGTAATGGTTAGATGCAGGACTAGCAGAGTTGGCAACTGATTGAAGAATTGGAGTCTTATTAAAAAAGGTGTCTTTCTTTGCTGCGTTGTTATAAGCCGTTGTTCCTTTTGTTCGACCTTCTTTTGATGCAGTTGCCCAACCTTCTATTTCTCCCTCTGAAAGGACTTCTACAAGTTGTGCATGTTGCTTACTTGTAAGAGCCTGTGGAAGCAAGCTTATTGCAGCTTTACCAAATAAGAAATTTAGTACCATTGCTACGTCCTCCTATGTAGTTCCCTTGATCTGAACCGTATCAATTCCAGCCGATACGATCACAGAACCAACCATCGTTTCACCGTAGCAAATAGGAACGGGAACGACTCGGCTAACATTTTGAACACCGCTAAATGAATAACTTTCTTGAGGATTATCATCGTCACTACCATCATCTTGCGGCCCGTTTAATAGATTAGAAACGCCAGATAGAACAAGACCTATACCAATAGAAGTCATGGCCCCTGCAACAGCCGTCACAAACACACCTGTGCCTGCGAGGGCAGGGATAGCATAAGGGGCTGCAATTAAGGCAACGCCAATGATTATTTTTCCAATATCGGATTTTGCAAAATCACCTGCGCCGACAACAATAGGAACAATTTTTATTTCTTCTTGAACACTACTTGGATCATGTAGCTCGTCTTTTCCGACGTTGTAATTACCAACAAAAACTTTGTAATACTGCTTTGCCATATGAGCTTCTAACTTAGGCCAATTAGCAACTAAAAAAGACACGGCCTCCGCAGGGTTAGCCACATCAGCTTCAAAAACTGACTGTCCACCTAAGAATTTTCTAAGGCGACCATAAATTTTAATACGCCGAAGCATGTCGAAACCTCTTCTTAGTTAAGTTTATTCTATTTTCGTCGTATAACTCTCTACAGGATAATTGCCTTACACAGTGATGAAGTATTTCTTGATTACCAATATATAAAGCAACGTGATCAAGATTTTCATTTGCCAATAGAACATCGCCATATTGCAGCTCTTCATCATCTTTTAATTCAATAAAATTCATTTGAGGTAATGCCATTTCAAACATAGGTTTTTCTTGGAACGCCTTTAAAGATTTGGGCCTTTCCCACGTTTGAAATTTAATTCCCTTCTCTATCCGAAACCAATCATCGATTAACGTCCAACAATCTTGTAAACCCCATACCCAACTTCTACCGATTAATTCATTTGGTTTATATCCCGACGGTTTGAAATCATGCCAAGTCTTTTTAACAGGATCACAAATATAAAAAGGTAAATCTACAAACTCACAACTATCTAAATCTGTAGGACTTGGTGGCCCTCCTTTTGGGTGAGAATGAACAACACCCATTACCTCATTTTCATCTTCACATCGCATGTAATCATCAGGATCAATAATGAAATGTAAGGTTGGATCTGCTGCAATATTTTTACAAGGCCAATATTTTTCCTTACCTTTAACAATGGCAACTAAACCAACTGATTCATTAGGAACTGATTTAATAGCGTGTTCTAATGCTTGCTTTCTCCAAGTCATTAATAGAAAGCTCCAACACCAGGAAAATCGGTTTTAGTAACCATTCTTTTAGGAACTCTTACATTGACAAGATCAAAAGCCGAAACCATTTCCCATTGAACAGTTTCTCTGTTTTCTGAAACCTTGCGATCTAAGAAATAAATCTCATCAGGTAGGGTTACAGATGGATCAGGCGTTCCGTAGGGGTTGGTTCCACTTGTGAAATTAGCTGCATCAATGTATCGAGCAAGCGTTCTAATGCGTGTAAATTTTGCACCGTTCAGATCATTCCCTGGTGTGGTCTGATTAACGTTCAACATAATTGAAGTTAACAATCCAAAGGCATTACTAGCCGTTAATGTTGGTCTTGGTAGCTTTCCTTTAGATGTGTATTCAAAGCCTGAGCATTGAATTGGATAACGTTGATAAGAATTTCCATCCCATATCACCTCACCGTTTGAGTTTAGATTTGCACCGTTATGAAAACGATAAATATTAGATGAGTTATGCAACGCAGGTATTAATTCAAGCGTAAACACTTCAACGATTGCGCTAGGACTTATTTTTTGTAATTCTTCAAAAGGTATAGCCATTATGGTTCTGCTACCTCCTGAAAAGAAGCAGTAATTGTAGCTATATTGTTATATGGAATAGTTTTAGACCAAGTCAAACAAATATATTTTGAAGAAGAAGATTCCCCAGGAGGAGTCCAATCAAATGAAGCGTTGTCGTCAGCTCTAGCATCTAAAAAAGTTTCAATTGTGTCTGCATCTGTTTCTGAAATATTTTGAAAAACAGGATTCCAAACTTTTAAATTTTGATTCAGGCCACTCGTAATTCTATGTTGATAACCATCCCCAAACTGAACTATTTTTACATTTGGTGCGCTTTGTTTAGAAATTCCATAGCTGGCTGTAATTGAGGGGAAAGTTGCCATTAGCTTAATAATCCTCCAGGTCGTGATTC